GAGTTTGCTAGTGTTAGTGGGAGTGGCACATTAGAAACCACTACTTAATTATATTATAAATTATATTATGACCGTTCTTATAAGACCTAGAGATAGAAAATCTCATTTAAACAAATTGATGACTAAAGGTGGTCCTGGAGACAATTACCTTGGCCATTTGGGCGCAGGTAAAGTCAACATGAGCTCGTGGTTTAAAAAAGTTGATATTTTAGAAGATCAGATTAGAAGTGGTGAGTTGCCTTTCTTTTGTTCTGCTCCTTTTCAAATGGTCTACACTACAACAAGAGGTGAGTATGCACCATGCTCATGGGCTGCTGAAGGTTTCAATCCTAATATAAAAGACGTACCTATTCGTAGATACTTTGAAGATAATGATAATTTAAATAATTTACGTAGAGAGATGGTAACACCAGGTTCTAAATTAGAACTTGCAAAAAAATGGTGTAAAAATTGTATGCACCAAGAAAAACACTATGGCAGATCAAGGCGACAAGCCTCTCTTAAAATACAAACAAACGATCATGCTATATGGCCTGGTATAAGAAATGCTGTAGAGTATTTTAAAAGAAGAAACAAAGGTGTATTTCAGGATAGAATATTTGAGGTACAAGTAAAAGCATTTGGTAACAAGTGTAATTTAGATTGTTATATGTGTGTACCTTATGACTCTACTACACGATTAAAATCTATACACTCGGAAAAATTAAAAGGTGAAAAAGTTTTTTCTGATTATGCAAAGGCACCTATAGAATTAGTAAAAGGTGAGAAGTTAAAAAACGTTGTAGATCAAATAGTTGATTTAGCACCATACATTTATAATCTAAAATTTATAGGTGGTGAACCATTAGTTATGAAAGACTTTTATATGTTGTTAGATAAAATATGTAAAACAGGTCATGCTGATAAAATGTTTGTAAAATATCAAACTAATATGTCAGTACTATCAATGGAGAGATTAAGGTTATTAGATTACATTCCTAAATTTATGCAATTTGAATTTACGGTATCTTTAGATGGTATAGGTAAATCTGTTGAGTACATAAGACGTAGAACTGATTGGCAAGATGTAGTAAACAATATAAAAGAAGTAAAAAAGTTTTCTAACGTTACCGTTAATATAAATGGTGCAATATCTTTTTTAAGTGTATTAAGGTTTTATGAGTTGATAGAATGGATAGATAAAAACAAAACATTGTTTAAACAAATCAATTGGTCTAATATAAGAAATCCTAAAAAGTTATGTGCTAACGTTTTGCCTGACAAAATAAAAGAGGATCTTATACCAAAATACGAAGGGTTTCCTGATATACAAAATTTACTTAAAGAAGGTAACGATGGTTATGATTATCAGGACACATTTGATTATTGTTTAATGAACGATAAATATTACAAAGGTACTAAATGGGAAATGAACTTGTTTGATATATTTCCTGAATTAGAACCATATCACAAAAGAGGTTAACATGGACGCATATGAACTTTTAAGTAAAAGGAACCATATTCACAAATATAAGGAAGACAAAATACCACCAAAAGAATTAATAGATGATTTGTTGTATAAAGCATGGAAAACAACACCATCTAAAAATAATTTTATGCCATATCATGTAAACGTTTTAGGACCTGAACATGTTGATGAAAAGGCGTCTATAACAAAAAAGTGTATGGTTAATAAAAAACAAATAAATGAAGAAAAAATACCTAAACATTATTCAAAAGATCATGGAGACAAATGGGAAGAAGACGGTTCTAATCCATCATTTATACACATCAGCACAGCACCCTATGTTTTAGTTTTTACACAAAGAATATGTGAACCTAATGCCTACTATGCAGAAACAATTAGAAGAGGCGATTTTTACGAACAAATGCACGAAGAATATTTTGGAGAAATACAAAGAACAACGTCCGTTGAGATAGGTTGGTTTATGTCAAATCTAACTGCTCTTGCGTTAGAACAAGGACTAGATACATCAACTCTATTATGTTTTCCCTATCATTCAAAAACATGGAATAAAGGTTGGGAAGATATACCATGGGTAAAATATCCTGTTGTTTTATTAGGCAGTATAGGTTATGCAAAACAAACAAGACGACAATACCTAAGCTTTTGGGCTAGAAATAACGATAAAAAACCTGAGAAAGAAACCGTTGTAAAATGGCGTTAAAAGACGTAACAGCATTGTTATTAATACACTTTGAAACACATGGTGCAATAGCTATGAATGAAGAATTAGATAATATGCGTTTTAGTAAACTAAAAGAATTAGTATTTGAGCATCCTATAAAAGATATGATTATTATATCAGAAAAACTTAATCCACATAATCATCCTAGATTAACGCAACTAAAAAAACAGATAACTAGTGATTATAATCCAAGACTATTAAAACACCCTCGTAAAAAATTAGCAAACAGATATGTTTGGATTGAATTGCCAGAAAATGGACTAACACCAACACAAGATTTTATTGATTGGATAAAGTTTGAAGCAGGTAATGTTCATGGTTGTAACATTGTTAATATACTTGCAACAGGTCAAAATTTATCAGGTTGCGTTTGGAATTCTTTAGATTATTCCGCATTGTCGTGGGCAAAAAGAGGTCATCTTGTACAAATTATATTATCAATGTGTGGTGATTATGAAGTGTCTGGTACAGGTATAGAAAAGTATATGAAAAGTTTTGCTCAATTATATCAGAAAATAAGATTTTCTGGTAATATTCAAAACATAGGATTAGTAGCTGATATAGACAACATAAGATATATGAATGATGGCAAAAGAATTAGAGGAAAACAAGACTTAACAAATATATTAACATCTTTATGATAAAAAAAACATTAATATTATTAATTGATTTTCATGGTCATCCTATACTAGGTGATAATTATACAAATGAATTAAGATATACAACTTTACATAGTCTATTACAGGTAGACCAAGAACGTAATATAGTATCAAATCATCAACTAGGAGAAATACCAGTAGAACGTGGTTCTAATAAATTAAAAGAAATACACAGAATATACAACATTGAAGGCGTACACAATTGGGATAGAATTGATCCTGATAGAATACCAGAGCATACTATAGAAGATATAGAAAATATATTTGCAAAAAGAAATTATAAAATAGATAATGTTATTATAGGTGGTACTAATTTAGCAGGTTGTGTATTAAGATCAAAACCATATTCAGCAATACATTGGGCAAAAAAAGGATATCATACGCAGATTCATTTACCATTATGTGCTGAATATCAGTTACCAGGTTTAAATCAAGCAGAAAGAAATTCAGAAGCTACATCAATAATGTATAATGTTATAAGAGAAGAAAAATTATTTGACAAGATTGATATTACAAGAAGTAGAGATCAATTAAAACTCACATGAAGTATGAATTAAAAGTATCTAAAGATAAAAAAGAATACACCGATGCTACTATAGAACGAGTCGGCAAAGATTATGCTCGTTTAACTAGAGGTGGTCCTGGTGATAATTCAAAACCAGGTCAAGTAGATACAGATCAATGGTGGGTAGACGTTTCTAAATCAACTAAAAGTAGAGCTTTTAAAGCCATGCAAGGTACACCACCTGTAGAAAAAACTTTAATACAACAAGCAAAAGATAAAGATATATTTTTCTGTACAATACCATTTACACAGGCATATTCTGAAATGCACGGTGGTTGGAAAGCTTGTTGTTTTGCACAAAGAGAAGCAGATGGTCCTAGAGTAGAAGATACATCTATAAAAGATTGGATGACAAATAGTGATTACATGACATCAATTAGAAAAGAAATGACTACAATTAATTCTGATCTAAAAAACGTAAAAAAATATTGTCAAAGATGTATTTCTGATGAAGAAAGATATGGTAGGTCCCGAAGATCAAATTGTTTAAAAATACACACTAACAATCCTGAATTTTGGGATGATATACAAAAAAATATTGATATGTACAAAGCAACTGGCGAATGGGAGTTTGACCAAAGAATAATTGAAATGCAATTGAAAATATTTGGATCAGAATGTAATTTAGATTGCCATATGTGTATTCATACTAACTCATCTATAAGACAAAGAGGTGCTGAAAAAGGTGTATGGAGTAAAAAACTTTGGGAAGAAGAATTAGATACAGACTGGGAAGCTCAACAACGTGATTTCAAATTACATGGCAAAGATCGTACAGGTAGATTTAGTGGTTCTACACAAACCGTAATAGAACAAGTCGTTGAATTAGCACCATACATAAGAAGTATAAAAATTATAGGTGGCGAACCATTGATTATGAAACAACATTATAAGATGATGGAAGCACTTGTTAAAACTGGTCACGCAAAACATATTTTTATAAAATATCAAACAAACTTAACTAAAGTAAGTGTAGGTAAGCATAGTATGTTTGATTATGCACCACACTTTAGAGAGGTTGCAGTAGTTGGTTCAATTGATGGTATAGGTCAAACCATTGAGTATATGAGAAGAAGAACAATATGGAAAGATGTAGAAGATAACATAAGAGAGTGTGGTAAATATCCTAATGTTGTTGTTGATTTTAATGGCTTAGTTTCATTTTTAAGTGTATTAAGATTTTATGAGGTACCTGAATATGTAAAAACTAATCCTAATATATTTCAAATCAATTGGGCAATGTTAGAAACACCTAAAAGTTTAAGACCTAATAATCTACCTGAAGAATTAAAGAAAGAATTGATACCAAAATATAGAGAATGGCCTGATATTGTAGCTGCTTTAGAAAGACCTGCTGAAAAAGATTTTAATATACAGGAAGTATTTGCATATTTACTAAAACAAGACAAATACTATGAAGGCACTAAATGGGAAATGCACTTGTTTGATGTTTTTCCTGAACTTGAAAAATACTATGACCCAACCTATGTGCCAGAAGACGATCTTTATAAGACACTAAATATACAAAACAATGAGGATATATTATGACATTTGACGAACTACAAGCACTCGCTGAAAAAGACCTAAAAATAAATGATACTGAACTTGATTTAGAATCACTAAAGACACCACAACTACATAACAAGTATATGAAGTTTTATAATCAATATGTTAATCTATTGAAAAAGGCTGAACAAGATTTGGCAAGATTAACAAGAGAGAAATGGGAATACTATACAGGTAAGGCAGACCCTAGTGTATATCAGGTAAAACCATTTAATCTAAAAATATTAAAACAAGACGTTGACAAATATCTCAAAGCAGATGACGAACTTATTAAGTTAGAACAAAAAGTAACTTATGTACAAAGTGTTGTTGACTACCTAGATAGAACAATTAAAATTATTTCTAATCGTGGCTTTCAAATAAAGAACGCTATAGACTGGCGTAAGTTTACATCTGGCGTAATCTAAAATGC